CTATCGTTGACATTCCACTATACTTCTCCTGTTTAAATACTTTTCTTCCCTGCCTATAAGTAAGTACAGTTTGGTCATCACCATATCGGGCCACATCAACTCCCATAACAAGAGGCTGAAATCTTGTTACTTTGGGATCTACCTTAAAGTCCATTGCTCTCTCAACATCTTCAACTGAGATAAACTCACTCAACCCTGACCTTGGAAATACACCTCGAACTCTTATCCTTACCCAGTCAGAATCTTCACCGTGATCTTCAACCCATTCTTTAATCTGCTGCTTATTTGCTTTTTTTGACTCTCTTGAATCTATCTGCTTTATGTTCCATCTATGTTTATACCTTCCAAAGCATTCTTTAAATCTACCCGTATTCCTAACAGGATTTCCAAAAGCAATCCAAATAGCACCTCTTGTGGTCATCGCTCCTTCAGTTGCAGCCCATATAGTGTCATCAATAGCGGATCCCTCGTCATAAACTATAAGAGTACCCTTCTCTTCATGGGTTCCCTGAAAGGCATCAGGATTATTGGCACTCCAAGGAATAGCTGCTGCAAACCAAGTTTCTTCATTTTCGATGTGGTAGAACTTTGTTGCCGTCCAACTAAACCAATCCCTGTTTCTCAAAAGTTTATGCCACTTAGAAAGCTCTCTCCATGTTTTTGTTTTCAACTGGGACTCTGTTCCTGCGGTTACTACGATCTGAGGATTATTTCTTGTAGTCATAAACCACAATACAAGAAAAGAAATTAATGCAGTCTTTCCTATTCCATGACCTGAAGCAACTGCTACTCGTATATTATCTTTTCCGGCCCTGAGATCCTTTTCTATAGTTTCCAGTATATCTTCCTGCCATCCATCCAAACCTTTTTCTTTTTCTAAAGGCCCTTCCTTTTCCCAAGGAAAAAAATTCTCTACGAAATACTTCGGAGATAGTTGAGAACGAACAACTTCTTCTGAGAGTTCCTTTCTCTTGTTAAAGTTATCATCATTAATCTCTATACGGCCTCTAGGCATCAGAGCTTCTCCAGTATCATTTCTTTCGTAAACTTACTTCCCGGACAGCTCTTGTAAGAAGAATGCTCCCTGTGGAAAACAATCCCTTCTTTAGGAATACTGTATCTTTCCATCAGTGGCAGGACTAACCTCTTCACAAGAACTCTCAACATACTCTCAGGTGGATCCACCTCGTCAAAGTTACCAACACAACAGATATGAATAGCTTTTCTATTCATTCCATCCTGATAACAAGCTGCAGCTGGAATGTGTTCAGGTCTTCCTAATAAAGCATAGTAATTTGCTAAGACATTTTCGATCCCATAGTGGTATCCAATATCATCCCAACCTTTTTTTGCTACATGGTAGGTTTGTATGGCTGCCCAACTGGCAGTTCCACTATCTTTTGTCAAACTATGATGAATCATAATGTGAGTTTTGTTACTCAAATATTTTCTCGTAATTACTCTTAGTAGGTTGAGGTCTGTCTCCTTTATTGCAAATCCAACGGCTTGGATTGTGTGGGAAATAGAGACTGTGGGAATTAATAATTTCAGTGTACTGATTTAAAACCTGAGGAACCTGATCTTCCTGATGTGTTGGTTGAATTAATCTCCAGTCATGATTAAGGTACTTAGAAATTTGATCTCTATACGATTTCTGGGCAGGAGACAGAAATCCGCCAAAACCTTTAAGCTCTATATCAACAACAGAAGTGCCGGAAGTGGAACTAAATTTATAGTGAAGCTGTATGTCAGGAAGTCCGGGTTCCAATCCTTCACGAATAAGCTTATTTTTTGTTTCTTCTTCAATATCCATATCCTCAGGAATATTTACGATCTTATGCTGTCTAAAAAACTTTGAGTGCATTCTGTATCTCTTTATTAGATCATAATAAAAACTGGTAATTGCTATCTGTAAATCACTTTCTGTTAAGGAATCGTTTCTAGATCTATATTTTTCAGCATATTTGGAAATAAGGTCTTTATGGTTAGGCTTTCCTTCTGCTGAATTAGGCCAAGTCTTTAAAGGCTTGGCTCTTTCTTTTCTATACCTGTTTGAAAAGAAATCTCTGTTGATATGAATACCGTTTTCATGACCCTTGAAATCCAGCGGTCTTTGAACTTGACGTTCCATGTCACCTGTTGAACGATTACGAACCAGAGGCCCTAACAGATTATGATCTACAATCTCACCTTCCATTACATCTAGGAACTTCCTAATAGTAGGTTTAGCTATAGTATTTTTCATCTTAGTCTCCTTTTAAATACGCACTCCAAGCACCTTCTTGGATCTTCAACTGATCTCATACCATGAAACTCTCCACAACCAAATGCAGAACACTTATGATTGCCCAATACAATGCGACAGCTATGACATTTATCTTTAGAACAAGAATAACAGAATCCCTGAGCTTTTCCATAGACAGTTGGGTAGACTTTAGTGACTTTTTTTTTGCATTTTAGACATATTTGCTGTTTCATCAGAATCTAGGACTTCAGTAGCTAGAGCAAGATCAGGATTACTTCTTTGCTCAAGAAGGAATTTACCATAAACCCTCAAAGAAACAAGAGCAGAGGTGTCAAGATCCCTGTAGACCCTCCATTTAATGAGTCTATCCCACTCTTCTTTCTTTATCCTAGCAAATTCTATAGCCTTACTAGAATAAGGGTCAAGTAACATTGCTTTCCCTAGTTTACCTGTGCCAATCTACATTAATACTAATCCCAAAGCAGCCAATCTTGGTAGAAAAAGAAATGATTGGTCTTTTTTCTTTAACAATACACTTTTTTATCAGGTTTTTTATCTCTTTTTCCTCTATCAGTCTCTTGCCTCCTATCTTAACTGACCTGATCTCCTTTTTCTTTATTAAATCATATATTTTCCTTGCTGAAAAACCTATAGTTTTAGCAACCTCAGTCACTGCAAGCAGGTGACCAATCATAAAAGCCTCCATTTCTTCAATAGCTTGTGTAATTCCTCTGGTGTCCTGACTACTTCATAGGGAATTCCTTCTTTTTTACACCATTGTTCAAATGCCAACTGTGATTTAGTCTGTTTATTCTTAAGAACCTTCAATTCTACACAGGCACAACCCTTATCCCACATAAAAACTATGTCTGCTACTCCTGCAAGCATTCCCTGCTTCTTTAAATAGGCTGTATGCCAAGGTGTCCCACCTACTCTTTCATTAGCTACATGAAAGTAGACACCCTTAGGCTTCCATACCATTTTTAAATATTCATGAATAGCGACAGCTAAGTCACTTTCCCTAGTGTACTCCATTGTTTAGACACTCCTCTGGTTTTAATCCTACAGCATCACCAATAGAATAGACATGTTTCTTCCATGTCTCCCTGTTCTTCCAGTAGTATGGTGTATTTAAAATCCTGCTAAGGACTGGTCCATCTATTCCAGCTGTCTCAGCAATTTCATACATAGGAATCCTACCCAAAACCACTCTTTTAAGAAAGATATCACTAAATAATAGATATTGGATTGCCATCACTTTGTTTCTCCTTTTCTCTAAGTATAACCTTGACACAGAGAACATACAACAATATAATGTATATATCAAATAAAAGGAGAAACTTACTATGGCATCAACACTAAATAGATGGTCTGGAATTGGAAGAGTAGGACAGGATCCAGAAGTAAAGGAAGTAAAACCCGGTGTCAAAAGAGCATCATTTTCTATTGCTACCTCCGATAGCTGGAAAGATCAGAACGGAGAAAGGAAAGAAAAAACCGAATGGCATCGTATTGTTGCTTGGAGGAAGCTTGCTGAAATTATTGAAAAGTATCTCAAGAAAGGACAGCAGGTTTATGTTGAAGGGAAACTTGTTTCTTTTGTTCAGACAGCTGATGATAAGAAAACTAAGTACTGGGAAATTGAAGCTGACCAAATGCAGATGCTTGGAAGTAAAAGTTCTAATTCAACAGTATCTTCTTCTTACCCAGCACCTCCTGCAGAACTAGACATTCCTAACGATACTGCAGTATTCTAACCTCTTGAGATCAGATGGACCTGCGATATGATTGCCACCTGTTTCCATATCAAAGATCTATCTGGTCTCCTCTCCAAATAGGCTTAGGAGCCTTTTTCCCATTTCTCTGACAATGATGATAGACAGAATGATCACTCCTGTTCTTAAAGGCCCACAGGTTCGATAACTCAAAGTTTCCGCTGTCACCATCTACATGGTGGATAATATTTTTAGGCTTTAAATTAAAGTATAGCTTAACAACCTCTCTTGACTGATGATATCCAGCCCTGTTGTAATTATACCCTTTATCCCTGTCTGCTACATAACAATCAACAGTACAGTAAAAAGTCTTCCTCAGCTTCCATCTATACCTGCTAACAGAGAAATCCTCTCCACACTTCTTGCAGGTTACTGGAACATTAGAACTGTCTTCTGCTTTTATTCCAAGTCTCTTCAGCCATAGATGTACAGCTTGCCTTGTAACTCCATACTTATTCCCTATCTCTTGGCAAGTTAACTTCTTCTCTACATAAAGCTCGTGGACCTTTTTATCAGAAGGACGTTTCTTTTCCATTGATTAAGTATGCACAAAAAATAAAAAAAATAAAAATAAATTTGCGAGGGTGGTTATATTACCTCCTGCATGCGGACAAAAGGGACCCTCCCTCCCTAGAAATTGAAAACTTTGGTATGCGTCCCAGTGTTTCTATAGAAAAGTAACCCACACTGGAACATCCTTTTCCCTATAGCGTGGCACGCCTGTATCTATTGGACTTGAGAGCCTATAGATTTAAGCCTTGCTATAGTAGCGAGACTGTGAGACTATGATGCCAGTTAGACGGGACGGCGTTTCTATAGTGCAATCATAGATGTTCCTTATAACTGCAACACCTCGAGTAACACTGAACATTTGAGAAGACAAAACGCTATAGACGCTGGGCATGGTCAGGTAGGCTTGTAAAGCTACTGGGTAGTCAGGTTGGACGCGTAAAGATATTTAGCCTAGGCGATGCATACAACGGCACTATAGAAAAGTCATACCGCTTGTTTGGTGTTGCTTGGATTTTATTCTTTATTTCAATCTTTGTAAATAGGAGACTAAAACCATGAGCAATACATCAAGCCGTATAGACACATTTGAGGCAACCATAGCCAAGCACTCACAGAAGCCTGTTAAAGAGACTTCTCTGGATCTAGATGCTTTAGTACAGGCTGAAGTAGTAAAGTCGCAGGAAAAGCCTGTTATTAAGCCTTTAGAACAATATCAGGTTTCTGACAGTGAGTTTTTTAAACACACTGGAGGCTCTGCTATAGAATCCTTTAAGCGTTTCTTTCCTGATTTTGATATGTCCAAGCTAACTGCTAATTTTATCCAACAGTATCTGGATAGACTGGCAGAAGCTTCTAGGACTGTAGTTCAAATTGAAATAGCGGAGTACGGCTCTAAAGATCGTGAACGCTATTGTAAAGGGAAGGATAAAGGCTCTAAAGTGGCACTGCTAGGGTTTAAAGCTATACAGCAATTACCCGTAAGAAACCAAGAAGGACGGGTAATCAGTGATCCAAGAGAAGTGGTTGTTGCCAAAGTATGGTCAAAACCTTACAAGGAGGAGATTGTAGCCACTAAAGAAGGTTCTGAATTATGTTTCTGGGCAATGTTTACCAATCTAGAAGCTTTGGAGCTATTCAAAAAGGTCCAAGATAAGGCTAAAGTACAAGGGAGAACAGGAAAATTTGGTATCCTTTGGAGTGTACTCTGGACTTATATAGCAACTCCTCATAGTCCCAACTGGAACCGTGAAGATGTCAAAGTCGCCTTTAGTAGACTTGAACGGTTACATGGTGCTAGATTAGCTTTAATACCTAGAAAAAGCATCAAGTCCTAATGTGTCTATAGGGATAGAGTCCACTTGAAAATCAGTGGACTCTACTAAGGCACACGTAAGCCTTGTATTATCTGTGCCTTAGTAGAGTCTACCAGAACGGCAGGACTTACAGAGCCTCTATAGGAGGCTCTCGGAGAGTACCGTCTATAGAACTCTACAACGATGGACAATTGCGTTCACCTATAGGAGGGACAAGCTCGTCCACCTATAGGTAGGGAGAAGTTTGCCTGCCTATAGATGTGCAGAGGACTGTCTGTCTATAGGTAGGGAGTAGTTCGTCTAATGGCAGGCAGTTTTGTCTGCCTATAAGCCGTAGTTTGTTTAAATTTAGGAGA